AGAGGGAATGTTACCTAGTGATTTGAATAATGCGATTAGAGCATTAATGAAAAATACTAGAGATTGGTACAATGATGCACAATGGGTAATTTATGGTGATGGAAGTGGAGCATATACTCCAGCTTATTCAAGTGGAACACAGTTCACAATTACATCAACAGGAAATGATTTAACTTCAAGCTACCATGCAAATAGAAGAATAAAAGCAACAGGAACAAATACTGGTACAAAAATTGGAACTATAACTTCATCAGCATACTCTAATAATGTTACAACAGTAAATGTTACTTGGGATTCAGGTGCTTTAGGAAACGATACAGATTTAGAAATTTATTTAGCAGGTCTTACAGCTACAGATAATTCAATACCTTTAGGAGTTGTTAGCTCAACTAATCTTGCAGATGGTTCAGTAACTACTGCAAAGATTGCAAATGATGCTGTTAATAACGATAAGATTGCAGATAATGCTGTCCAAGCATCACAAGTAAATGCAAATGCAATTACAGAAGCCAAAATAAATGCAGGTGCAGTAACTGCAACTAAAATTGGAACAGATGCAATTATCACATCAAAAATTTTAGACGATAATGTAACGACTAGCAAGATTCCAGATAATGCAATTACGACTGCCAAGATAAATGCAGATGCAATAAATGGAACTAAGATTGCAGATAACAGTATAGATTCAGAACATTATGTAGATGGTAGTATTGATACAGCTCATATTGCAAACTCAAATATTACAACTGCTAAGATCGCAGACAGTAATGTAACTACTGCAAAGATAGCAGATGATGCTGTAACAATTGGTAAAATAGCAGATGCAGCTATAGTTACAAATTCAGAACAAGCAGCTCATACACCAAACGATACTACTTTTTATACAACATCAGCAGCAGACACTAGATTTTTAAATAAAGATACATCTGAATTAATTAACTCTGGTCAATCTTGGACAAGTAACGATAATTTTATTGCTACAACTGGTGCTATAGATGCAAGAGTTACTGATCTTGTAGATGATGTAGGTGGTTTTGTACCAATTGCAAACGAAACAAGTTTTCCAAATGCAAATCCAGATGTTAATGATGGTGTAGGAACTATAGTTAGTGTTCAAGCACTTGCAAGTTCACATACTGCAAATAGCTCTGGTGTAGTTTCTATTTCAAATGGAACAGTTGGTGGATCAACAGTTACTTTAAATAATTGTGGTAATGGAGCTACTTTAGCAGCAGGTTTTGGTATCTTAGTTGAATCTACAACCACACAACACACATACAATTTTCATAGATTAGTTCCAAAAGCTACAGAGGTAAGTTCAGTAGCAGCAATCTCAGGTGCAATAACTGGTGTTAATAATATTTCAAGTGCAGTAAGTGCTGTAAATTCAAATGCTACAAATATAAATACAGTTTCTGGAATTTCAGGAAATGTAACGACAGTTGCAAATGCAAATACAAATATTGGTACAGTAGCTTCTAACCTAAGTGGATCAAACACAATTGGAACAGTTGCAGCAGCAAACACTAATATAGGTCTTGTAGGTGGTTCTATAGGGAATGTAAATTTAACAGGTGGATCAATTGCAAATGTTAATACAACAGCTGCAAATATTACTGGAGTTAATAGTTTTGCTGAAAGATACAGGGTAGCAAGTTCACCACCAAGTACATCACTTAATGTTGGGGATCTTTATTTTGATTCTTCACAGAATGAACTTAAAGTCTATAAATCATCAGGTTGGGCAGCAGCAGGATCTACAGTAAATGGAACAGCAGCTAGATTTAGATACACAGCTAGTGCTAATCAGACTACATTTACAGGATCGGATGACACAGGATCGACTCTTGCTTATGATTCTTCGTTTATAGATTGCTATTTAAATGGATCTAAGCTTGTTAATGCAGTTGATGTAACTGTAACAAGTGGAACTTCGGTAGTTTTGGCTAGTGGTGCTACAGCAGGGGATATTTTAGATATTGTTGCTTATGGTACATTTAATGTAGCTGCAATTAATGCTGCAAATATTACAGCAGGAACTTTAGCAACAGCTAGAGGTGGTACAGGTTTAAGTTCAATTGGATCAGCAGGACAAGTAATCAAAGTTAATTCTGGTGGAAATGGTTTAGAATATGGAAATGCAAGTTCAGCAGAAGTTTATGGTTTTAGTAAAAATTCAGATGGTCAGTTAATTATAACAACGACTAATCAGGGTGCAGACAATATCTCAAGTTCAACTTTCGCCACTTTTGATGATGTCTTATTTAGTGCTAGTGGTTTTACATTTAGCATTAGTAATGGCGAATTAATAGCAACAATATAAGGAAACAAATATGGCAACAATAAATCTGGGTGCTATCAAATTTAACTGGAAGGGTGCTTACAATAGTTCGACATCTTACGCTGTTGATGACGTAGTTTCATCAGGTGGAAACAGTTATGTTTGTATTCAAGCCCATTCAAATCAAGCAGTAGGCAACGCAACAGCTTATTGGAATATAATGGCTACTAAAGGTACTAATGGTACTGATGGAGCTGACGCAGACTTACTAAGCATTGGAAGTACAACAGGTGGCGACCTCTACTATAATAGTGGTAGTGCAATCGCAAGACTTGCTAAACCTGATTCTAATAAATTTTTACAAAATACATCAGGTGGAGTTTTATCTTGGGAAACTGTTACGTCTAAAATTCTTGGTTATAAAATAAATGTAAATAATGAAAGAATTGCTAAAGGTAATGTAAATCAAAGTGCATCTACAGTCACACAATTAAATACTACTTATGGTACACCTGTAAGTAATAGTTCGTATTTTTTAGTTAAAGTTCAATTATCTGGACATCAACATGGAAATCATGGCAGAGCATTTTTTGAATTTTCTGTAGATGGTGGTTCAAATTGGAGTTATGCTTGGAGTAATGGTTCAGATGCAGGTGTACCAAGAAGTGGTACTGGAGTGACTTTTAACTCAGACGATCAATACAAATATCCACAAATAGCTTTCCAGTACGAAACAGATGATAACTCTTGTGACAGTAATGTAGCATATAGTGTGTATCAACCATCAAGACCACACTCTGTATCAGATTTTAGAGTAAGAGTTAGAGTTTTTACTGCAAGTAGTACTAATAATTTTATTATAAATGGAACTCAGGATAACGGAACTACTTATGGTTCAGCATTTAGTTCTGCTGTCGAAATAACTGAAATATCAGCTTAATAAAAGGAGGAAAATAACATGATTGAACAAGCAATAAATAAATTAGCAGTAGCACAAGACGAAACTATGCGTTGGGAAATTATAGGTTTTTGTAAAACTGAATCTGATTTTAATGCAATACAAGTTGAAGGCGATAAATCTTTTTCTTTTTCTTGGGCAGATGTTCAAGCTAAAGCAACTGAATTAGAAGCTGAAGCACAAGCTAAAATAGACTTAAAAGCTAGTGCTAAAGCAAAGTTAATTGCAGGAGAAGCATTAACTGAAGAAGAAGCTAATACAATAGTTTTATAAACTTAAAGGCTAGGTAGAAATATCTAGCCTACAAAATTCAAAATAATAAAGGAAAATTAAATAATGTCTAAAGCAAGGAATCTTGGAAATATAGTATCTGGAACTACCAGTACGATAGAGAATCCAGTATTAAAGATTAAAGGTGATGGCTCTAGTGCTGATGCCAAGCTAACTTTAAACTGTTCTCAAAACAGTCATGGTGTATCTATTCAAGCACCACCTCATTCTGCTGGACAATCTTATAATTTAATTTTACCTCAAAATGTAGGAACGAATGGACAGGTACTTGCTACAAATGGTAATTCTACAAACCAATTAACTTGGGTTGATGCTGCTGAAACAAAACCAACAGTAGCTGATGTATCTCAAACAATTGCACCTGCTACTGCTACAACAATAAGCATTACAGGAACAGGGTTTGCTTCAATACCATCTGTTACTTTTGTTAATGGTTCTACAGGAGCTATTACAAATGCTAACACAGTTTCATTTACCAATGCTACAACACTTTCTGTCAATGTAACTTTGGCTAGTGGTAACTATTATGTAAGAGTTGAAAATCCAACTGGTCTTGCTGGTAGATCAACAAACAATATTATAACAGCTTCAACTGCACCAAGTTTTACAACTGCTGCTGGGAGTTTAGGAACTGTAGCTGGAAATTTTAGTGGAACAGTTGCAACAGTTGTAGGATCATCCGATAGTGCTATAACCTTTTCGGAAACAACAAGTGTTCTAACAAATAATTCACAAGCCAATTGTACTTTAAATAGCTCAACTGGTGCTATTACAACAAGTGATTTTGGTGGTAGTTCTACAACACCAGTTTTATATCAATTTACATTAAAAATAACTGATGCTGAGGGACAGTTTGTAACTAGAGATTTTAGTTTGCAATCTAGCTTCGGTGCAACAGGTGGAGGACAATTTAACTAATGGCTAGTACAAGATTATATAAAGTTTATTCTGGTGCAACTGGAACTAATGCTCAAAAAAAATGGACAGTTTCAGTTTGGGTAAAAAAACAAAAAACTGGTTCACCTCAAACTATAGCAGGTGGCTATCGTTCTAGTAATAATAGCTATTGTGACCTTTTAAAGTTCAATGCTAATGGTAATTTAAAATTTTTTAGTAATTCAGATGCAGGTAATGCTGATACCTTTTTTCAAACTAACGCTAGATATAATGATGTAAATGGTTGGATGCACATAGTTCAAAATGTAGACACAACACAATCAACTCAAAGTGAAAGATTTAAAATGTGGGTTAATGGAGAACAAATCACAAGTTGGTCAAGTGCAACATACCCAGTTCAAAATGATACTTTATATTGGGGTATGAATACAGATGTAGAGCATCAAATAGGTGCTATTAATAGTGGAGAATATTGGGATGGTTTAATGAGCCATTTTTACTTTATTCAAAATGAAACTCATGCTCCAACTGTATTTGGAGAAACAGATAGTACAACTGGAGAATGGAAAATTAAAACAAATGTTACTGGTGTAAATTATACTGGTAGGTCTTTCTATATTTTTAAAGATGATAATTCTTATACAGACCAATCTGGTAATAATAATACTTGGACTTTAAGTGGTACACTTACAAAAACAGAAGATAATCCAAGTAATGTTTTTGCTACATTAAATCCTTTAATTAGTGTTGGTAGTGATAGTGGTAATGCACAAATATTATCACAAGGTAATCTTCATGTTACAGGAAATCAATCATCATGGTGTCATTCAAGAGGAACTTTTGGTGCTTCATCTGGTAAATGGTATTGGGAAGTAAAACTTAATGGTAGCACTACTGGTAATTTAAACATAGGTGTTTCAAATGCTGGAACAAATATGTTTGGAGGTACTGTTCAAAGTTTATCAGGAAATACATCTATTTATGGAGATGGACAATATAATATAAATGGTTCAATTACAGGAAGTCAATCTCCAACATTTTCATCAGGAGATATTTGTGGTGTAGCTTTAAATATGGATAACAATACAGTTTCATTTTATAAAAATGGAACAATATTATCTTGGGGAACTGACTTAGCAATAAGTGGTGGAACTGATGATGTTTGGCTACCTGCTTCAGCAGTTTATAGTACATCTGAAAGTTTAGATTTTAACTTCGGCAATGGCTACTTTGCAACAACGCAAGTATCTTCAAATTCTGGTAATGGTTATTCTGGTACTGGAAGTTTAGGAATATTTCAATATCAACCACCAACTGGCTACACAGCTTTATCAACAAAAGGATTAAACTTATAATGGCATACACAACAATTAATAAGAGCAGTTTACACATGAACACCAAGCTCTACACAGGTAATAGTTCAACACAATCTATTACAGGTGTTGGATTTCAACCAGATTTTACATGGATAAAAGATAGAAATGATACTGGACACCATCAATTATTAGATGCAGTTAGAGGTGTTACTAAATATCTTTCTAGTAATGATACTGACGCAGAAGCAACAGCATCTAATGGTTTAACAGCATTTAATAGTGATGGATTTAGTTTAGGTGATAATACAAATTATAATAATAG